CAACTTTAACACCAACTGAAGCATCTACGATAGCCAACAATGTAGTTGGCACTTTTACATAAGGAATACCTCTGCGATAGATTGAACAACAGAAACCAACCAAATCAAGCAGAACACCACCACCAATTACAATGATTGCTTCTCTACGCAATACACCAACATCTTCAAAGAACCTTAAAATCTGGTCTGTGTGTTCCCAATCTTTGTTTTGTTCTGTGGCATCAATAACAAATAGCTTCAATTCTATTTTGAATGTGTTGAAGTAATCTTGTAATTGTTGACCATACAGTTTATATACAGTCTGGTCTATGACAACCACTCTACGATTGGACTCACCAAAACTTAACAGGTCGTGATTGTTAATATTAAATACATCACTAGAATACTTTAAGACAAATTCAACCGGCAGTTCAGCTTTAACTGACCAAGTGCGTTTATAATTATCAAATTTTGTTAATACATTTTCCATTAAAATATCTTACTTAACAAGTGGCAAGCATGAACATAAAAGAATTTTGCCTTTTCAAAATCACCAGCTGCACATTTAAATGGCAACATACGAATGAATTGAGTTGCCTCTAATACATCAATGATTTGTTTATGTTCAAGGTGTGATTCAAAGATTTTATTAAATACTTTTAGATTGTTTGGTATTTCTAAGTTATGTGATACAGATGAACCTTCTATGATAACAAACCTATCATTTATAAAGCCATAATGACTACGAGAACATTGAAGCACCTGTGAATAATCTAATAGCCTACTATCTATAATGCTTTCTTCATACGGGTCAATGAATATGACTTTATCTTCTTCAAAAGAATACATCATATTTTCTAATGTTGGATTACCATGAATATTTTCTTCTGTAACCAATTCCATTTCATCAAAGAAGTTCTTCAACTCAGGTAAAAAGTTTTGAATGCCATGTGTTATTTGACCATTGTATTCAAAAGTATTGAATGTTCCAAGTTCATAAAAATTGTAGAAAGTTGGATACTTAAAAGCATCTGAAAGTTTTTGTGTAACTTCTTCTTTAAAATATAATTTGGGACCACCAGGATTTGGTATATACATTTTGCGGTGTAAGTTATCAAACGACCACATCATCGCATCATGTATCTTTTCAATTTGATTTTCAGTTAATTTATCTTCTGATAAAATGGTTTTAATATCTCTGTAACCTTCCAAATAAGCGATATCAAAATAGGCTGAGTTATTTGAATAATTCACATCTAATATTTTTGGAAACAAACCAGTTTCAGCCAATCGTTGTAGTTTCTTTAACTGTGTATACCAACGAACATAACCATATTCACGATTGTCTTTTGTGCTGATTGATTTGCGAATAAACTTCCTATCACCATCTTCATATAATGATGTAGAACTAAGAGAACCGCCTTTTAATTGTGTAACTTTCATTTTAAACTTTTCTTTGCTAGTTCAAGACCATATTCTTGTGGTGAACCAAGAACAATAGTTTCATAGTTGTTATTTAATCCATTCAAGCCAATAGAACAATTCTTCTCAATCATATGTGTAAATAGATTTGCAATATACATTTCCTTACCAACAAATGTGGCAGATAAACTCTCATACATCTGTTGGTATAATTGTGAGCTTTGAAACCCATATAGACCAGAACTGGCAAATGGAGAGATAGGAGATTTCTCTACAATCTCTGTTACAAGTCCATCTTTTGAACGAACATAAGAATACTTTGGATTATTGGCAACAAACACATCAATGTAACCATCAGCCATCAAACTTTCAATCTCATTAAAATCTCTGCCAATTAAAAGTGTATCTGCATTGTGAACAAAAAATGGTTTGGTTTGATTCTTTAGTAGTGAAGCACCAATGTATGCTGTGTGTGCCTGACCATCAGTATCACCAATGTATTGAATATTATTCTCTGTTAGACCTAGTGGTTTAATTGTATCAACTAACTTGGTCTTAAAATAAGAATCTCTTTTATTCGCCAGAAGAATAGTTTCATCAAAAGTACCAAGTTGCTTAATGATTTCATGGATAATTGTTTCATCACCCCAAGGCAACAGATACTTTGGTATGTCAAAGCCAACATCATGGAATCTGGTGTTTAACCCAGCCATGCATAATACTAACGAAGCCATTGTTCAAAGTCCTCACGAATCAAACTGTGCCATGTTCCGTTATATTGGCCTGGTGGAAATGGATGGTCAAGATTACAATATATCAAATTTTCTCCAACTAAATTATTTGCTTTCCAGTTTTCACTCATCATATCTTCACACATCATTTGCACACCATCTTCATCATAAAATTCATCAATACGGTTAAAAGTGTCTGCATACTTGTCCATATTTTCTGAAGATGAAAATGCAAATTGGTCATTACCAAAATCTCTTTGAGGTGTCATACGACAATTAGGTATATGAAGTTTTGTATTATCTAAATCTGCAAAAGGTATTCTAGCATTAATGGCAAAATCAAAACGAGAACGAATCACCCAATCAAATTTCATGTTATTGGATTCTTCATAGACCTTTTTTAATTCATTACATTTCATAATGCCATACAATTGGTTATAAGTTGACCTAGCTGGGTCTTTTACTTTCCAATTTGGTTGTGGTGGCGGAACTCTGGTGTATTTTGATAGGTCATTTGTCAATGACTTCTCAATCATAAATGCTTCAGGTTTATAGATTTCAATATCTGCAACTTCAGGTGATTCCCACACATGACAAAAAACGGTAACATCATTACCGTCTAGTATGTTTCTTTTAACAAACTCGTAACCTTGTTTTACGCTACGAGCTTGTCCTGATAAACAAAGAGCAATCTTCATTTGAGCCACTTATCATTTTCTAACGACCATTGAACCATACCTTTAATGCGGTCACGCAAAGAAATCTTTGGTTTCCATCCTAAAGATTCCATATAATCACCAGACAAAGCGTAGCGTAAATCGTGGCCAGGTCTGGATGAATGAAAGTCAACCATTTCATATTTTAACTCCTTGTTTTGTGCTTCTGCAATTAATTTAGCCAATTCTAAGTTATCTACTTCATCTGGTCCCACAATATTAAACTTAGGAATCTTCGCACCACCAAAATCTGGAATACGAGCATAATCTTCAGGCAGATTAAGAATAAACATTAAACCATCTGCAACATCTTTAGCATGAACATAGTGGCGTGAGCCTGCCTTTGTTTTGCTTCTATCAGAGTGAATAGTAAGTGTTTCACCATCACGAGCATACCGAATGGCCTTAGGAATAAACTTCTCAGGATGTTGGCGTTCACCAAACACATTCATTGTATGAGTAACGATGATTGGCATATTATATGTGTTTTCAAATGCAACACACATTTCTTCACCTGCCGCCTTAGATGCTGAGTATGGATTGGTTGCATTGTAGCGGTCTCTTTCTTTGTAATCAACACCTTCTGGTGCGGGACCAAACACCTCATCTGTTGAGAAGTAAACAAACTTTTCCAATTTCTTTAGTGTGCGAGCAAACTGTAATAGATTAACTGTACCAATTACATTATCTTGCACAAACTCCATTGGGAATTCAATTGAGCGGTCTACATGAGAACCAGCTGCAAGGTGCAATACTAATTGAACATCACCAATTAAACCTGAAGTCTGTGGATTAATTTCAGCACGCAAATCATGGAACACAATCTCAACCCGTTTCTTCTGCTCAGGTGAATACTTCTTCATAATATCTTCAAGGCGATTTAGATTGCCAGAGAAATCTAATCGGTCAAGTGATACGATTGTCCAATCTGTTGTATCAAGGATTGTTTCAATCAAGTGATGTGCAATGAAGCCTGCACCACCTGTAATTAATACTCTTTTAGTCATTATATTTTTCCTCTATAACTTTTTTCCATTCTGGTACTCTATCATATTGATGAACAATTGTAAAGTCTTTTCCTGTGGATGTTGCAACTTTGCCGTCTTTCATAATTGGTGATGGTTCAAGCAAGAATGGTTTGAATTCGTTAATCTTACTTGGGTCGGCAGTTGTGCCTAATTGTGCAGCCCATCCATCTTCTGACTTCATGTATCTTGCCACAGATTTATATGGCTCTTGTGAAATCATAAAGTTAAATGTGGATTGATCCACAATTGGTATAGGTCGATTTACTGACATAACAAATATCATCGCACACAAATCTCTCATCGCTTCACCACGACCTGCCAAAACGCCTACATTGTAGATTGTATTGTCTTTGAATTTTTCATGGAAAAAGGGACCAAATGTTTCAATTAAGTTTTGGTTACCCCATGGTTCATCTTTGTATTTCATTGATTCGGAAGCAAACATTAGCTTAGCACCTGGCAATTCCATGCCAAGAAACCTAGTAGGGTCATCTTGGAAGATTACATCTTTAACATCGGTTGTAATAACAAACCGATATGTGTCATGTGATTGTAGGTAATTGTAGATGTGAACAAAGCGCTCTACATGGACAGGCAACGATGATTGATATTCATATCGTTGTGTGGTGTCGTTTGATTTTCCAGGCAGAATGACCTGAAATCCGGCACCAGATAGCCGTTTGATAGTTTCATAATCAATGTTGAAGGCGACCATAACTTTCTCGCCCTTGAAACCTGATTTGTTGATAGAGTTAACCCAATACTTCAGTTTACTCCAATCATAATTTGTGGTACATCCTATAATCAAATCTTTCATAATAATTCCATTCAGTTAATATATTACTTATATCGCTTGTAGTCCTTAAACTTGGTAATGTTTTGACCTGGCGTGTCTTTCTTATAAGTGTTTGCCAATTTATTGGTACCTTCTGCACCTGCACCAGATTTAGGCAAAATGTCTGGACTAATTGCTTCACTTACACTCTTATGTAGTTTCACTCCAGTTACATCTTGTACCAACTTCCATGCTTCTTTATGTTTCTTACTTTTAATATGTGATTGTAACACATCTTTTTGCTTTTGTGAAGCCTTTTGGTGAAACTTAAATAGTTCCATCACACCAATATTGCCTGAATATGCGGCTTCATCCAACTGTTTTAATGTTTGCTTAATCCAAAATACTCTTTGAACTGACATATTACCCTCTAGTAAGATTCAGAATCTTTTGAATCTGTGTTTCTAGTGTTGCTTTACGGTTAGGCCATTTAATAATTGGTTGGTCTGCCGTCTGTAATAGTTTGGTAAGAAATGGAAGAATTAACTTTTCTACCTGTTGTAATCTTGCCTTGTATTCTTCTACTGTTTCTTCTTTCTCTGCAATAACATCTGTATATTCTTCTTCATCCATTGCGGTGAAACCAAAATCATCATCACCATATTCTTTCATTATTAGGTTGAGGTCATATTTGATATCAGCCATTATTTACTCCAATTTTTTGCAGCAGTAAAATTTGCTTGTGAGAATTCTAATCTATCTATTAACTTCATAGCGTTACCTTTAATTCGGTCAACAGCTACGAAACCTTCTGGTGCAGTAATTCTAAATCCATTGTCTGTGCGAATGAATGTGCCTACATCACGAATGGTTTCTAATTTACGAACAATCATTAGTTTAGCATCAACAAGTAAATTCTGTAAATCAAATATCTTTTTAAGTTCGGCAGCATTACTACGATAGAACCGCATGATTTCATTCTTCTTTGCAATTCTTTCTTTCTTGGTCTTTTCTAATTTAGCTTCAAGAACAGATTGATTCAATTTTGCTTCAATTGTTTTAATCAATTCATTGGTGTGTGCTGTTGTATTCTTAATTGCTTGACCTTCACGCACCTTACTGTTATTGAATGTTTTAATCTGCATTAGAATTGTTTCATTGGCTGAAATGCGATTCAATGCCAATGGATTAATCTGTTGAAATAAAGAACCTGCCTGTGATAATACTCTTGTAATTTGTTTTGTTTCATCTTCAGTAAATGTGGCAGTACCAGAGGCATCAACAAACGAAGCATCACGAAACCAAACATCTTTGGTTGTAGATAACTTACCAATATCCACATTGAATGATGCCTTCATATCAGATATGGTTTTGCCTGTGTATGATGTATGAAACACCACGCCTAATTGTGCAGCCATCATTGACTGTGCTAGTTTTGAATCAGCAGGAATGGCATACACGATTGTGTTTGGTTGAAAGGTAATATATTTTTCACCATCTATGGTTTCTTTTTTCAAATCACCTTTTGAAAACATCATGTCGCCTTGCAATACACCTTTGATACCAAGTTTTGGTAGATAACGTAATGCAACTTTCAACTTATCATTCAGACCTTCGGCTGGGTGATTTTTGTCAATGTCTTTATCTGTATAATTTAGTTTTGCATTTTTAGCAAACACACCTTTAGTACCAACAAAGAATTTACCATTCTCAGGATTGGTACCAACAAATATTGCTGGTGCACCGTCCCATTTTGTTGTTACATTTACATGAGATTGTGATTGACCAGCAAGCATATCACGGAGAGAACGGAGAAAATTAATTGCTTCTCGGCCACCTGCTACACCACGATTGAGCAATTCATCTTCAATATGCTCAAGGTGAACATTCTTGCCTTCTTTGCCTTCTGTTAAGTATTCTGTGAATTTCATTTTAGTATATTTTTATGAAGGCTGAACTATCTTTTGAATTAGATAATGCATAACCAACCATACCTTGAGTGAATGTATCTCTATTTTTTTCTGTTGTGCTCATTAAAATATCAATCATCTTAACACCCAAATATTTTGAATATATCCAATCTGGCTTAGTTGCTTTTGATTGGTTTGTGGTGAGCAAATTAGTTAAAGTTACG